AACTGTGAAGAATTCATAGAATCAATAAACTCACGAATCTCTTTCTTCGTACAATCAGAAGCTGTCCACACTTCATCTGAGGTATAAATTGTATCGATCCCAGAAGCAATCAACTCAAATGATTGATCCATTTCATTGCCATTTTCCAAGTCAAAGTTGTTCTTGATGAACTCATCCAATGATGGATACTTCATCTCCATCATAATTTCATCATCAAGTTTAATTTTGTTAGTATGACTTTCATCTTTTTGAACTTTAATATCATCCAAATTGATTTCAACTTTTGCTGGAGTTTCTTCATCATCTGGACAGACGATGTTGACTTCAATTACTTCTCCAACAGACTTACCACGAATGTTCAAGAAAAGATATTCAATATCAAAAGTAGGAAGTGATTCAACCTTAATACCTTTGGTTAAAATACAGTTCTTGATAACTGTCTTAATCGCGGTTGTAATTTGTTTTGTATCTTCGCTTTCTAATGCGATTACAAGAACCTTTTCTTCTTTTACAAGGAAAGGTCTATACTTAATTGTTTCTCCTGTAGATGGCAACTCAAGTTCATAAGTTGGTGTAGCAATCTTAGGTAAAGGCATAATGTCCTATAGATGTATTTCAGGTGTGATTATTTAGTCCAATCCCTGCCGTCTTCTAGTGTAATCTTGTCCCGTAAGGGTGATGCGATTTCCCGAAGAGTTCGCAACTGATTGAGATACTCCTCCAGTACATAAAGCACCAGCACCTTCAAGACCAGGAAGAGTCAAGTTACTAGCATTAAATTGTGCTTGTTGTTGTGGAGTAAGCGAACTACCTGATGATAGTCCAGTATCAGAACCAGGAACATTATCAATATAGTATCTAATGTACGAGAACGAAACTGAGACTTTTAATAAGTCTGAGGCTTCATATGATACTGGAATTGATGACACTGAAATTGGATAAGCATTTACAAAGTTGTACTTAAGAGTATTTCTATAGTCTCTTTCAAATTTTGTAACTGAAAGTCCACCATAATATTCTTCTGGATATCTCATCCTATAAGCATAATCTGAATTTTTTACACTATTATCTCCGGCAAATGATTCTCTTGCAATATACTTTATCCACCCTTCAAAAAATCTAATTGGTAGATATGAGTTTGCTCCTCCAATAGAATTGGAGGTATCGTATATGACATAAAATGTCAGATCAATACGATCATCAAATAATCTACGATATGCATGTCTTTCGGTTACTCCAGTACGATCATTGTTTATTTCAGTTGTTGCCAATGAAGAACCTGGCAACACAGTTTCTGAACATGCAAGATGTAAAAGATCTTGGTCAAAATTTCCAAGATTATTTTGATTTTTAAATGTACTCCAATTTCCTTTAGGTTGATCGATATACACCTCAAAATGAGATGTTGTTGCCGGTCTCAATAATTTAGATCTAATATCAGATACTGACCTTTTAGTTGGTCTTGGTGCTTCTGCCATCTATAAATAGATTTACCTTATATATTATGTAGCAAGGATAATGGCAGAGAGTTTAAAAAGCAGATACAAACCCTCTTTCCCACAAAAATATAAAGGTAATCCAAACAATATTATATGTCGTAGTAGTTGGGAAAGAAAATTCTGCCGATGGTGTGACTTGAATGAAAATGTATTACAGTGGGGAAGTGAAGAATTTCATATCCCTTATATTTCTCCAGTAGATAACAGAATTCACAAGTATTTTCCAGACTTCATTATAAAATTAAAAGAAACTACTGGTAGAATTAAAACCTATGTGATTGAGGTGAAACCAAAGAAACAAACACAACCACCCAAACCAGGTAAGAGACAAACAAAGTCATTCATTTATGAGGCAAAAACATTTGCAGTGAACCAAGCAAAATGGAAGGCTGCTCAAGAGTTTTGTGCTGATAGAATGATTGAGTTCAAGATTATAACAGAAGACGAACTAGGTATCAAGTAATGGACAGAGGACTCTCCTTAAAACAAAGTTTACTTGGTAATGAAAGTCCTGATGATATTATGGAAATGATTATGGAAACTTTTTCTGAGGAATTAGTTCCAGAAGTTGGTGGGTATTATACATTTGTTTATAACCCCACGACACCAAACATACAGTATGATCAATACCCATTAGTAGCAGTAACAGAAGTTTTTGCTTGGGGTTTTCGTGGAATCAATTATCACTGGGGATCAGTAAGAAGTTATGGATGGGGAGAAGTTGTTGGAAAGTTTCATCCTATCGAATCTACAGAAGTAAAATCGATGCGATCTCTACCATATGCCAATTACCTCATAAATAACTAGAAAACCATTAGGTAATGGCAGATTTTAAACAGGGTACAGCAGAAGAAGTGAAAAGTGGTGCTGCTCAATACGAAGCAGGAGCTATCGTAGGGGATCAAGCAAGAACTTATGTTGGTAGAAAAACAACAACGGTTACAACTGGTAGAAATGCAGGTTCAACTTATGTTACAAATCCCGGAACCTCTATATACCACAGAACTGTTGTTTATCCCAAACAAGATAGTTCTGGAAAAGTAATTGGTGCGGATAGAGTAGTATATGTTGAAAAAAATGGAACTTGGCAACCTGCTGCTATTTCAAAAGATGGAGGAAAAACATATCAATTTTCAGATGCAAATTACCCAACGATGTCTGGAGTTGCTGGAGCAGGTCTCCAAAATGAATTAAATTCCAAACCACCAAAAGGAATTCGTTTAAATGTAGATGCTCAGGTGAATAAATCACTAACAACATCAGGAGTACCAACAACTCAAAAAAAGGCAGTTGTTGATTCCATTAAAAATAATGCCGATCAAAATCCAACACCAGATGGACAAAGTGGAGAAGGTGGAGGAGGTGGAGAAAGTGAACAAACTGCCGTTATTCCAGAGATAACAGCAGACAATCAAAGACTAGATTTTGCTCCGGAATTAAAATATCCTACAGATCTATCAAGAACCTACCAAGACTTTTTTAAGATTCAAATGGTCGAATTTAAAGCAAGGGGAGTTTCTTCTGGAGTACTTCCATCCAGACCAAATGATCTAAAAGACAGAACAATACTTTCTACGATATTCTTACCAATCCCAGGAGGAATAGGCGACAACAATAATGTGAGTTGGTCAAAAAATGATATGGATATTGTAGATCAAAATTTAGCAAACTTGGCAGATCAATCTATTCGTGGTGGTGGGGCTGGAGCAAGAGATGCGGCCTCTGGAACAGCAAATGCTATACAAAACAACCCTGGTGCGGTTCAAAATATGGTAGCAAACCGTATAGTTGAAGGTTTAACTGGCGTCAATGTTCTACAAAGAGAAGGAGCATTAATCAATAAAAATACGGAATTATTATTTGATGGAGTGACTCTAAGAACTTTTACTTTTAATATAAAATTTGCTCCCAGAAGTGGACCAGAATCTAAAGTGGTTCAAAAAATTATTAGAACTCTTAAGCAGGGGATGAGTCCTAAAAAAGCAAATGGATTCGCATACATTAAAGCTCCGCATACATTCTTTCTAAGTTATGAAAATATCAATGGACCACAACCATTCTTAAATAAATTTAAGGAGTGTGCTTTAACGGGAATGGCAGTAAATTATACTCCCGATGGAAACTATGCAACATACTATGATGGATCAATGGTTTCATATACAGTGACTTTAACGTTCCAAGAACTTGAACCTGTATTTGATTCTGATTATGGTAATGATTACGACAACATAGGTTACTAAAAATGGGTTACTTCAATTACGTTCCAGACTTTAACTATGTCGATAGAAATATCGGTGCAAAAATTGGCGATTACACCAGAGTTAAAAATCTTTTTAGAAGAATTAAACTCAAAGAGGATGTTTTCCAAGACTCAACAAATTTTGAAAAGTATCAAATCAAAGGAGATGATCGTCCAGACAACGTTGCTCAAAAAGTATATGGAGATCCAGAATTAGACTGGTTGGTACTGATAGCAAATAATATTATCAATATTCAAACTGAATGGCCAATGCCGCAACTTACATTTGATTCATACATTCTTAACAAGTATGGTTCCTATGATAATGCGAATGCTATTCATCATTACGAAACTATCGAAGTAGTAAATTCTCAGGGAGTTGTTATTATTCCTGCTGGTCTTAGAGTAGATGAAGGTTCTTCATATTCTTATTATGATGCTTTTGATCAGAGTTATGATTCAACTGGAGATATCACAACTCCAATTACAAACATAGTCTATGAAGAAAGAATAGAAGAAGCAAAGAGAAATATTTTCCTCCTTAAGCCCAGATACCTAAGTGTTGCTCTTGATGACATTGAGCGTGTAATGAGTTATGAAAAAGGTTCCTCTGATTATATCAGCGGAACCTTGAAATCATCTAGCAATATTAGATTAACTACGTAATCACTCTTCAGCAAGACGCTGGAAGTAACTCAGAGCATCATCTTCATCTTCGTTA